ATGCTTAACAAAAAACACAAAGAAGACACAAAGCAAATCAAGAATGTAGAAATGCTGGCTGTCGGAAAAGTTTTTTTCACGCTCTATTGAATGACAGAGATTGGCATAGCAAGATATTGACTCTAAATTTGTCATAGACAACTATAGTCCAATAGAGATGATCTAGATCTCAGATCATTGAAATTGATCCATCTATTGTAATTCCTCAAATGTCTCTCAACTTCCTTTGAGAGATCATGAGCATTTCCGATTAGCCTTGTGGTTTTCACAATTTTGTATATCAATCTTATCCAATGAGACGAGAGACTCAGACTGGAGTTGCAGGCAACTCTTTTAAAAATGGGAGTGTTGTCCGCCCAGCTCCATGAAAGATACATCCTTCCTCCTAAGACCTGCTTTTTGAAGTAATAGGTCACAGGATTGTTGTATAATTCATGAAGTCTTGCGAAATTGAGAACATCCCCCAATGCGGTGGACAAGTATATCAGAGTTCCACAGCATATGTTAAAGTGCCTCAATATTTTGGGATCAGATGGAGGGTAAAATTTAGGATCATTCAACGGTTTGGACACATTGAAGACTCTGTTGGAAAACACCAACATGATAGTAACTATGATAGACATTTTGGAGAATGACCCTCTCTGCAGTTCAAGGTCATCAACCATCTTATGAACAAGAAATGACTCGACGTCATTGTCTATGAGAGTTATTATCATTTCGTTGTAAGGATTAGAAATTATCTCTTCAGGGAACCCTCTTACTAGGTCTTGATAGTTTAGTGATCGGGCCCTCAGCATTTCACTCTTTGAGCTGCTACAATTAAAGAGAACTAGGCTCATCTCCCTCAAAGTGGACGATGTCAGGTATTCAGGATCTCGGAAAAACTTCCCTCGCTTAGAGAACTTCAGATACAACTCAGATGAGAAGGAAGATGTCATTTGGGTGATGTATCCTGTCACAGATGGAAAAGCCCGTGACAAGTGTTGGATGGCCTTATACTCCGGGCTGACCAGCATGGTTCCATAGGTCTTAAAAATCAAGTTAAGAGGACCGTTGATAGAAAGTGAAAAATCGGACATCAGCAAGGTTATCTTGTTCACTGAATGAATGTCAGTCACTTCCGCATCACAGATGATTAAGTCGTAAGACATGTTGATAGACTGTTGGATAGACTGAAAATACTTCCATGTAGCTGTATTTCGCAGATCTGAAGGCTTCTCCCAGATGGAGTTAAAGTCAATCACTCTTGAGATGATGTCCTCCCCTCCACTCATCAAGGCGGAAGGTGGTAATGGGTGAGTTCCAGAGGCCATCAGATCATTCACCTCTAGTAGACTGTTAAAGACTAACTTGGCATCAGGAAACATGCTCAGAACTGCCCGAGATATCCCCCCAGATCCATCACCAACAACCAAGCAGAGTGTGGGATAGAAGTCCAGGTCGTCTAAAATGGGCTTGAGTTTATAATGTGCACCTGTTGCCCACTGAACTACCCTTAGACCCGAGATAAGAGGGTTTTGGAGCTTCTTGGAGAGTGCTCGGACATCCATCTCGGAGACTGGGGCAGGATTCGAGGAGGTAGAAATTGCCACTTGCTGTGCAGAACATATCCACTCTGAACACCCAGCCTTCCGAGACACTTTCTTACTGGGACTATACTCGCACGTCATCGTCTTTGCCGCGTGTCGTACTTCTTGATCTACCCATTTTGTCCTCCTCAGAGAATCCCTCAATAAACCCTGTATATCTTCATCAGAGTCTAGTGTACTCTCTCCATGGCCTCCAAGCACCTGTCTCATGAGTGAGTTGAGTTGTCGAAGCTTGACCCTCATCTGTTTGGACAGGTTCTTCTCGACTTTCTGAAGTAAAATGTGAGATTGGTAGGTGATCAATGTCAGATAAGTCATCTTTATACTTCGGAAATCCGAGAATATCCAGAGCCAGTCATTTTCTGGAGATGCTGTGATTGCTTCCCTTTCATATCGAAGAACATGTTGCAGATAACATAGGACTGATCGGTTACCCTCTTTCATGGTTGTGGGGTACGCAGCAGGCATCTTCTGCGGGATAGAGAAGATCTCAGATCTCAAGGATGGTTCCTTTAGCATGACATATAAAGAAGGATGATTGTCCAACCTTAGAAGAATGTAAGAGATGACCCCGGAAATCAGCTCTAGGGGTCTGTTTATGTTGATGTTGGTCATTCTTGTGAGGAAGCATATAGAAGATCCAATCAAGACACCCCTAGCTAATCCCCTTAAGTAGTCTCTTGGAGACACCTTGCCATAGATGTTAACAGGAAATATTGTTCCATCATTATACCCTGAGTCATGTGTGGCAACCAATATGGAATAAAGGAGACCCTGTGCCGTTCCTATGTGCTGTGACTTCTCCTTCCCCCTCAGAGCATCAAACTTCCCGGGTTTCAGAGTTATATCTGGGAGCTTTCTGAATTGAGGAACTGCCCCTGACACCATCCGGGATATCCTCTTTGATACATCAGGGAAGGCGAAAACTTGAGGGGTCTCTAAGATCACGTCGTCTATTGGCCTTATACATTTCAAGCATCTGAGGTGCCAGTGAAATGTAGAGTCTTTAAGACGCAGATCTTTTTGCACCAACTCTGATGTCCATGTTTGGGCGTAAAGCATGAGGGGCTGGAACATAAAATCAAAGTTGGTTCCATCCTGTGTGAGGTCTGACATGGTGTCGGTGCTGACAGAAATATGCGACAACAGGTTGGGGCATACAGAGGAGTAACCTCCCTCACTGTATCTAGCTGATTTGAAGCGATGGAGGGCAGATCCGGTTCGCTTGAATACAGGAGCTTCTTCTAGAGGGAATGTGGGCCCAGTCAAGGAAACAATGTTTTTGATCAATGTCTGGGCTAGATTTGAATCTCTGGTGATGAACCAGTTAATTGATTCCTTGAGGGACAGTGCCCTCTTCACAACATGCACATTTGTCACTTTCTCCCATGCATGGAACAACTGGGTAGACATGGAAGTGGAAGATCCCAGATATCCCTTCAAAGGTCCTCGTGAGAAATATGACTGGTCAAAAGATGGCAAGACTGATACTGAAATTCGGGGATTGGCTTCTCCTGACTGGCTACATGTGCATGAAATTGATGATTTGGGGATGAGTGCTATCATCTCAGAAGGGTGAGGCACTGTCGTTCCAACTACCTTCCTTCCCCAGGATATCTCTCGCAGTTGATCAGCGCGCTCTGCAGAGCATGCCCAGACTCGCCCTATCCTTTGCGGAACCTGAGTCATTCGGTTGACCCCATGAATCTCTGAGTTAAAGAAGGATTCTTCTAAAGCCCTAGATAAACTTCTCCTAAATTGTCTCCTAATTGTCCGGGAGTTCTGGATTAGGCCTATTATTGATTCTGGGATCCCCAAGAAGGAGGAGCTAAACAATTCGCTGAGGAATCGGGGAAAGAGGGGCTCCACAGACTTGAGGAAAAGTATGAAGTTATCCCTATGGGTTTTGGATAGTAAGATCGCCTCTCTGAACTCCGAGTTTTCCACCTTGTCAACCTCTTCATATAGGGCCTTCCTAATTGCCTCTTTTAATAGAATAGTAGGGCTGGCACCTCCTCTGATGTTTAGGGTTGTAGGGTCTTCCAAAAGTCTAGTGAAACTCTCTAAACTTCTATCACCAAGGTCAGGATTGCCTGCCTCCTGACACAGAGAATGGATCCAAGGCTCATTTGAGCTCAACCAGATCTCCCGCCAAAATGCTAACCCTTCTGACACCGGATCGGAAAATTGGCGAATATGAAATCGTCCTAACGACATCCCTGAAACTCCCCCTAGGGACGGATCCAGGTATACGATCCTGGACATGGCTAGCAGAAATTCATTCCCCTCCGCCACTAGGATCTTGTATACTCTGTCTTTCAGTATAGGGCTGAATAGGAGATAGTGAAAGACGGCTTGAACAGACATGAGTAGAAAGTCTCTCATTGGCTTGACCAACGACTGAGAGTGTTGTGCCACAGTCAAGGCATTTGTTGACACAGTAGACATGATGTTTGCCAGGTTGACTATCTGATCGTTAGATATACAAGATACCCGAGCCCATCTTTTAGATTCTGGCACCAATATGTTTCCTCTAAACCACGGGGTTTTACCGTAGATGAGAAAGTCGTAACTGCACATAGTCTCGTCTTTTTTGATGATGAGTCCCAGTTTCGAGGCCCCCTCTTCTATGGCCCTGTATATAGAGATGGCATTCCTTGATATACTATCTAGTTCATAAAGAAGACCCTCCTTGGTCAACCCTGATGACAACATATACGTCGGACACAACACCTGGTTGTCCCCCTGTGCGAGAATCTTAGTCCGAGTGTTCCTAGTTTGAGACTCTCTGTCAATCATTAGAAGACTGACTAAACTCCATCCCTTTTGCCTTAAGCCCTCTAGTCCTCCATCCTGCCCGTTCCAACATGTTGGGCCGTTGCTCATGTCCAGACAGTAAATTTGGTCCTTCCATAGACCTATTAAGTCCGATCTATCAGAATAGTAAACCCAGGATTTTTGGAAGAACTCGTGCGTTCTTGAGAACACCCTCTTAAGTCCGAATGCCTTATCAAGAACTGAGAAGACATCTTTTGTTGATTCCAGCCTCTGATGGTTGTTCCACTTTTCATAGTCCAAGTGGAATGCATAGGTTACTCTGGAGTAATCTAACAAACCTTGTCCCGTCACTCTATCTATGAGCTTCTTAAAAACTTTGTTCAGGTTGTCTGTCATGGTCAATGCATCAAATAGGGGCAAAATGTAAGTTGCTAGTAGCTTTTCTGTGATTACAAAGTAAAGTCGAAGGTTCCAAGACATCAGTGCGAAGAATCTCCCCTCTACTTTGAGCTCCCTTTCCTTAGGCTTTAAGCCAATGATTAGGTCATCGTCGGGCAGCCCCCCCACATCTATAGACCTGAGGAACTCTCTTGGATTGACGGGGGGCCTGGACAGCGCCGTGATGATGACCTTCTCACCGGGAACTGGACCACCCCTGTTTTCTGAAAGCCAAGAGGCCAGCTTTGTCCTGGTGAAAGAGTGGGATTTGTCATCTAGAATTTCAGAAGGGTCCATAGATTCCGGAATTTCAAACAACTGGGTAATTGGGAGATTATGCCAGGAATCCCCGATTATGTCAACTACATGTTTGGGAGGCCATGTCTGTGTCTTCACATAGGGAGTCAACGGATGATCTTTGGGCAAGAGTTCTTGGTCTAGATACCAACGTGAATATTTGTCAAACCCCCATCGGAGTATCCTTTTTGCCAAATCACTTGCCAAACATTCTTGGTATTGTTGGTCTATCACCTTCTTTACATGAACCTGATCATAGAGTTTAGTAAGCCCCTTCCTGTAATCAATATAAGGGTGTCCCCAATGCCTATAACAACCATAGGTGAAGACGAGGTCATGTATATTGTCTAGCAAGTCCATAGTCTGAAAGAACTCTCTTGCTCTGGGGCCAAAGATCCCTTCCAGCTGGGTTGTCTTGTCTCGGATGAATTGAGGGAAATCTCCTAAAGAGTGGATAAGAGGCCTGAAGCTCTCTGCCCTTTGCACCAGCTTGTTGACAATGTAAGGCTCCAACATCTTGATGACATCATATCCAGAGTTGCCACATGATGCCAAGACCTTGTCCCCAGCTATGTAAAGCTGACATAGGGTAGAAACTAGGTCATCAGAATATCGAAACTCTGGAGGAGACAGCAGGATCAGAAGTGAATTAAATCTAGAAAGGAATAAGTCTTTGAGCATTAGTGTGTAATTTCGGTCAAAGAGGCAGTTGGCACTTTGGGAATACACAAAGTCTTTAGTCACTACAAGAGATCCCCAGATCTGATCTCTGAATTTAACTAGATCATTCTTGACATCTATGGACGCAATATCCTTCCACAACGCCAATATAGTCTTCTCTTCATCCCAGTCCAACGCATTCATGTATAATATTATGACATGGAAGAACAGATAAGCAGAGTAAGTGTTTCCTAGATAGCGTCCAAACGCCTGATCATAATGGACTTTGTTTAGGCTAGATAGGACTCCCTCGGCCGGGGTTTGGAGCCCTCGATTCTCCAATGTATAGTTCAGAAGGATTTCTATAGGAGAGGATTTCTTGTAAAACTGAGAAAGGTCAGATAGACATTTTCTGCTCCTAGTCGACTCCGCATGTGATCCATGTAGCCATAGAGTTGTCATGGACTGTGCACCGAGACTTCCCACTTTTAGGGAGCCTATATCAATTTTTTTGAAATAGCTCCTCAAGACTTTATAGGACCTGAACAGGTTGTCTGTTAGATTCAATCGACAAGGTTTATTCCCGGTGATAAGCCAGTCCAACATGAGTCGGGAAGGGTCTTCTAATAGTGGAGAGTTCAAGTTATAGTCAGAGTTTCTAAGAATGTTAGGTACGACAGAGTTGTTTCTAACGTCAACATCAGGTTCTACAGGATCTACCGGGTCGTCATAAACCTCAGTAGACTCAATCATGTTGGAGAGGTTATCATGAAGGAGGGGTGTTAGGTTTTCACATGTGTCATGTTTTTTTCATGAGATTCTAACTCTGAGTGCCGCCTTTACTGTCCATAATCATGCTCCTAGATTTGTGAAGATGAATCTCCATGTCTCAGAATTCCATTCGGTGGAGGTCTAAGGTGAGGTTTTATTCAAGCTTGAGAGATGAGACAGTTAGTGCGAAGCAGATCTGTATGATTCTTATGGATTGCCGATTAGAATCCTCCTATGAGCATTATCTCGAAATGACCCCATCAAGCTGCGCAGTTCGGATCACTGGAAGCACCGGCATCTTATGCAAATGTGATCCCATGCTAATCTCCGGAGTGCACTAATCACAGTGTTCTGACATGCCCACTCTTACTGTGAAGAGTGACACCACCCCTGTCAGAGAACAATTGTCAAATCATTGATTCACCACAATATTTGGTTCGCGAAGGCTATCACCTGAAGAATGGTCAAGTGAAATGATGGTTTCAGGACCCTGATGTGGATGTGATGAGGAGGATCCAGCCACCTCAATCGATCAAACATACAGTGAATTGTTAAGGTTGACTTGTGGCACCCTCTTTGTAGGACTCCCAAGACGGAACCACCTTTCCACTTTGGGAAGTGACTGAGACTTTCCTCACCAGCTCAATAGGGCTTGGTTTGGGCCTCTTCCTTCTCTTGAACTTTCTGCAACAAACAGCTATTATTATTGCTAAAGAGAACAAGGCAATTGCAGACACCCCTATCAAGAAATAGCGCTTCCATTCCGGGAACCCCAAATCGATATCTGACACTTGCTTTTGTGCATCAGGAAGATGAACATCTACAAAGTCCTCAGCTTCATTGTCACTCCTGAATACAGCAGAGGAATCAGCCAGAGGGTGTCTAAGGGGAATCCTAGACGACTCCAATAACTCTATGTGTTGCTGAAGCAAGGATGATTGCATCTCCGGGATGAGCACATCTCCGTTCGGGCCGAGGATTATCCCATTAAAAAAGATCCCATCATAATGAGGATGACAACGCCCCCCCGCCTTCAAACAACCTTTGGATGGAATAATCTCTTTCCATTCCCTGATAGACTTATAGTGAGCCTCAGCTTCCATCAAGGTATTATTTATCAAAGTATATGCCTTCCCCAGACCGGGCACCAGCTTTCTAAAATGGCTCAGACGCCTGAAACTTATAGACTTGGTGGTTAGGATGGTCTCTAAGGTGTCCAAGCACTCTTCTCGTTTCTTTATTAGCTCCTCTACGACGAAGTGGGCGATCTCGTCTGAATGGAAGTCATGCACATTAACAAGAGCACCGGGGGGACACCACTCAGGGGCATCTCCTTTTTGCAGAGACACCCAGGACCCATCCATCAGCCTCATGCCTGCCATTCCACACAACTTTAGTTTACATGCCCCCTTCAGAGACTTGTACAGCCCTCTCTCATCGACAAATCCACACAGTCTGCCGTTCTTTGTTGCTTTCTTCCCCTTACTGGAGACAAATATATTGCAGGACATGCTGAGTTTCTCCTTCTCCGGAAGCCATAAAGTATAATCATGATTTGTCGAGCAAAAAGGAGAATCCGATATAGGTGGGAAGCATTTTCCGGTGGGAAATAGTTTGGAATAAAGTGTCTTATCATAGGCATCCATGTCAACAACACTAGGAGATATAATCAACAAAGCTTCTTTTGTGGTGGTTACTGTCCTCAACCAATGGGAATCAGGATAAGGATTGTGTAATGACTCCTCGTACCTTGGATCACCTGCTATCTTCCAACTAAAAGCGGCTCTGCATGCGTTGACATTAGGACGGAAGTGCTTTCTTTTAAACGTTGTAGTCACATATCCCACAAAATTCGTGTAGGTCTCTGCCTCGGTGACTACCCCTGTGCAAGTGAACCCGTCGACCTTAATAGAGGTTATGTATCCCACCTTGAGTTCCATGTAGTCAAACGCGGTGAGGGTGGTGCACCCCTCATCTTCTACCTCTAAGTTGTTTGGACAGCTAAGATGATTTATATCAATAGGGCTCCAAGGCCCGATTTTGTCGGGGATCGTGTAAATGGGGAATTTTCCTGAACAGAAGGTGCTAATGAAGAAAAAGGCAATAACGGCAGTGAGGAGCGACATGGCTTTTGAGCTTTTTCGAGGGATGTTGAATGTTTTTTTCACATTGCAGTGGATTCACATGTGAAGGTATCTGATTATATATATCAAGAGTATGCAGCTATAGTGAGGCACCATTACATATGTTGATCTATTGCTCGCATAAAGACGGAAGAGAGTGCTTGTGTGCATGGTTTGGTGTGGAGGTAATCCATATGATCAGAGCGTTTAGTTATGGTCATTCAAGAAGCAGGGAAGTGTTCTTGTCTTCATTGGACTGTTGAGTTTTCAGCGACATGTCTGCCCAAAGCTGACACGCCCTTGAGTTCATGTTGATACACCATAGTCTCCCTTGAATGTGACACTGTCTGGCGCTTACCCGGATTTGCAGTCCTACAAACTCTGAGTCATCGTCCCAGGTAATTTCCTGAGAGTACTCCAGCTCCTCTCCATCCAGAGGTCCAGCAGACTCAGCCCACTGAAACACAAGGGTGCGCCTTATCTTATAAACCCAGTTCATCCCCTCAGGAACCGGGGCCCCAGAGAGAGCCAAACCTATCACCACCTTGACAAGGCCTATCATTCGTCGATTCCCCGAGTAAACACCCTCGAATGACTTCAGGATGTGTCGCAAGATCCTAAATGAGTATCCGTTGGGACTGCACACTTTGACTTCCCCATTTATGCAGAAGTTCCTCATGTTCTTCTTGCCTGTTATCTCCGCCAGGGGGACATACTCTGGAGGGGGGAGCCACAGATCGTCGTCATCAGGAGGAGCTGACACTGGATTGGGCTTATGTTCTTCCTCGTCCTTGCAACTCTTCACTATTTTGCGGATAATGTTCATCTTGTCAGTGGTGTTATATGTTTTTTCCATGATTAGTTATTGACCTGTTTTAACGACAACTAATTGAGGTGACTAGTTGTAGGTTAATTTGCAAGGTATTTGTTCAAATCCTCCTGCATGATCCGGCCTAGCTTCTCAGAGTTGACCAAGACTTGAAATCTCTTGGAATGGGTTAATGCCACACCTCCCAGGATGCACCTGAGTGGCAGCTTATTGCCTTCTTTAGCCATCCTAATTACGCCCGGAATCTCCTTCGCCCCACTAACAATGTCATCCAAATTCAGTTTAAGCTGTTCAAAGTTCCAAAGAAAGATCCCAGATGATCTAGAGGGGAACTTGTACTTCTTCGAGAAACTTTCTGCAATCTGATGGGCAATTTCTGCCTCTACAGATGCATCATCCTCGTCATTGCTTGCTGCCCAGTCGATGCCGTGAGGGCCAGATGATTCTTGAGCCTTCAGATCTGTGGATATTGTGGGTTTAGACCTCTTGCTGGGGGTGGTCGATGCAGTGTTGGACTTGGGAGGTTCCGCCACAGTCTGAGTTGATTTTTCTGCAGAGTTCTTGTCTGCAGGAAGGGGAAAGTTGATGGCAACATAGGAGACTATTTCCTCGGCAGCCTTTGACCAAATCTTGAGGAATCCCTCTCCTGTCTTCATCTTCCTAACAAGTTGAATCCCAACAGCATCAAGGTATGACTGGAATGGAATATATGGGTTCTCACTCTCTGTCATGTAGAAGTCCTCTTCCTCACTTCCATCCTGTCCGGTTGCTCCTCCTGATGGTTGACCATGTTGATGGTCTGAAATTTGAAGCTTCTTCATATCCTCTGGAAGGGCATCGACCTCTATAGGGACTCCTTGCAAATGGGCCTGATTGTCCTCTATGGTTCTATTGATCAAATCAATGGTCTCTTCTGCCATTTCCAGATCTGCCAGACCAGCTCTGATTGCACTGGGGTTGACAAAAATCTTGCTCATAATGATGATAGGACCAACGGAGTGGTGTTAGTTTTTTTCAGGATGTTGTGAGATCAACTTGGATATTCTCAAATCTTGATAGATGAATGGGTTTACCTTGTATCACTGGCATAAGTCTTGTTGAGAAACTCTGCAAAGGAATTGGGTCTAGCCTGATGGTTTGAACTGACTGAGATGTACCTCTTAATGTGGGACTTTTTGAGCCTTCCCCCACTCATCATGATTCTGGAGTAAACTGCTTCAGGGCTTCTAGTCTCTCCGGAGAAGAAGTCTTCATCATCTGAGTTCACGGTTCCATCGTCCTCCAACGCTAAGTCTATCTTAGTTGCTTCAGCGGCTTCATAGTCCTGCAGCTCCTTCTCATCCCTGAAGAATCGTCTTTCAAAGGTTCCTCTCCCAAAGAACTCCTCTCCCAGATATCCTCCTAACACAGACATCTCGTTTGGAGCACAACTTTGTATGACAGTGGCATTGAGAGATCTGACCTGACCCATGTAACACCCGACAAAGTGGATCAGATTAAATGTATGACCCACTGCATTAGATGAGTAAGGAGACTTACCACTCAGCCCTAGGGACCTGAAATGAATGAAATATGAGTGAGGAACTGCAGTCTCTTGACCAGGCTCGAACATTCTCTTGATCTCCTCTTCGAAGTTCTTGTGAAAGAAGTACAAAACAGCATCTCTAGCAGTTAAGTTAATTTGTCTGATAAACGTGGTAAATGACACCAGCCCTGAGCAGTCTTCATACGCAGTCACAACTGTTCCCACACGAATTGCTGAGTACAGGTGCTCGATTCTTGAAAAGAACATGTCATACACCCCTGCTAGAAATCTGAAGTTTGGTATTGTGCTCCAATTTGCACACATTTTGTGGGTGGTCATTAAGGTGTGATGTTCCACAATTTTGACAAACGGTGCAGTCTCAAAGATCTGCTCCATTCTCTCTGCCACATTGGTCTTGTAATTCCCGGTGTTTTGTCCAACTATCTTGCTTAGTCTGTATAGACACAAGAGGAGCCCGACTAAAGACGCATGCTCTGGTGTTGTTGGGTCTCTAGTGAGGTCTTGTCCTCCAGCTTGAGCCCAGTTCCCTTCTGTGTTTGTCCTTTGTATATCAACCAGGACTGCAGGAGTTATCTTATCTCCTTTTCTGGCAATGTTTATCCCGTAGCTAGTCCAGTCTTCTGGACATATTCCTTCGAAGTATACCATTGCCGCAGCCAAATAAGAACACACATCATCAGGATCAAGCTTGGCAGCATTCATCCCGGATAGGATTGACTTGTATGCTGTATTCAGATCGGGGGCTTTTCCCAGGGTGATACTAGGTTTCTTTTTATCCACAATCGCAGGGTATTTGTATTCATACTGATCAGAAATAACCTCTGGCCTTAGAGAAACCAGCTGATTATGAACTTTGAAGACAATTCGGTCAGAATCCATTTTAGGGGTGTTACATTTCTGTTCTACAGATGAACATGTCTACCCCTTTTGTGATTTGGTTGTTAAGCGT